TAGATTGAATCATTTTCCTGAAAGGTTCGATTAGTATTTCATTATATATTTTATTCTTTTCTTCAAGTGAATTAGAATTAATGTAATCAATAACCGCTTGTTCTTCTCTTTCAGTAAAATATGGTGTGTTTATTTCTTCTTCTTTCATTTATCATGCAATTTATCATGCAATTCATCGTGCAATCAAAATTTAAAATTATTTTTCAGAAACAGCTACCTTTTGCATTCTTGACATGTCAATTGGTCTATCATTAATAAAATTCGATTCTTTTGTTGCTGTTTCAAACCAAAACTTTCTTTCTTCCATTGGCATGTTTTTAAGATAACCATCGAATAAACTACCTTCACGAGTTGCAAGATGTTTATATCCGATTTTTGGTATTGTGAAAATTTTACATGCATTGTTTAATGCCCTAAGCAAGAATTCATACATGAAGGTTAACTTAATGTTTGATTTATATTTACCAACGTTAATAAATTCAGATTTTTTAATAATTGCACCAGACAATTTAAAATCAGTATATTGTTTTAATGAATTTATATTTAAATAACCCATTTCACCATTTTCACCGACAAACTGTTGTGCCCATACAGTTTCATTAGTTAATTTAATTCCTTCATTTTTTTCATTAACTTCAATTATCATTGTAAGAAACACATCAATATCGGGATATAAACTAATGTATTGATTTGCATTTTTAAAGTATGTAATACCATACTCATCATCAAATTCAAGTACCGAGAAATAATCGGTAGTTACTGAATTTACTGCAAGATTAACTTGTGATTGATAATCTGTATTACCTTCATTTTTAATAAACATTGGTGATAAAGAATCCATCGTTTTTATAATTGGACTGTTCATCAGTTCATTTTCAATTGCAGCAGCATAAACAATAATTACTTTTGGTAAACTATCAATATTTTCTTGTTTGGTAATTGATTCAACTGCTTTATCTAAAAGACTAGTAGTTTTTTCGTTATATTCATGTATTGGAATTATTACTGTAATATTCATTTTATTTTAATTTAAATCTATCATTATTTTTATTTTTGTTCAACAACTGGTTGAAGTACTGCGTTAAACATGTTGATTCTTTGATTAATTAATTCAGTATAAATTTCAATTAATCTCATTTCACTTGCTTCTTGTGTATACTTTGACGCAACTTTATTCATTGTTTCATAAAACTCTGGAGTAATACTATCATCCAAAAATTTAATTAATACTTCACCAGCCAATATTGGTAAATCATAATAATTATTAGTCCATACTCCTGCACCATCGACTGCTTTAACAGGATTACCATTTTCATCCCTTTCAATCATGTATTCAGGCATAATATCTGGTTTTAAACAAATTGGAATTACACCAGATTTCATACATTCAAGAGGAAATGTACCAAAGCTTGATATTCTATCAATCCAAACTGCAGCAAAATTACCTTGTAATCTTTTTGCAAAATCAACCCTACGCATTGCTTGTGGTGGCTTACTCTTAGTCAACATTGGGTCAAATGTTACCCAACTATACTGTGGATGTTTACTAAAAAATAGTTTAACAAATTTTGAAATCTCATTTGGATTTCTACCAACAACTGAAATAATTGGTTTTTGTGGAATAGTTGATTTTTCAAAATATTCTGGAATTCCGACATTATATGTATGAATATTAAATTTACCTTGGCCATAAAACAATTCCATCCATTCTTTAATTGTTTGAGATGTTGTTATAACATCACGAATACCGAAAGATGCCCAATCAGTACCCGGTATTAACGAATTTATCATATAATCAACTGATTGTAGCAACCCAATTCTTACACAAGGCAAATTTTTTGTTTGTTCCATTATGTTTGTGAATACTTCTGGAATAATCATAACGTCTTCAGGACCTACTGAAAGTTTAGTGTCTGACATTGGAATATGTTTGAAATTGGTTAATTCTTTTTCAATCCAATTAGGAATAGCATAATCACCCTTTTCAACCATAATAATAACATTATATCCCATGTTTTTTACTATAGTTGCATGAAAATAAATTTCATATACACTTGCAGCAGGATTTTGTGATTCTGGTACACAGAATAAAAATTTAGATTTTTTATTTACAATATTATTCAAAGATTGTTTTATCTTTTGAACCTTTTCAAATTCAGCCTGTTGTGCTGATAAGTTTAGTTCTTCTGTCATTTTTACTTGTTTTTATATTTAATTATTTTTTCGAATTTAGGATTGCCGATTAAATCGGCAATTTGTAATACTTCAATAGTGCCTGCTTTTATTTTTTCATTATAAGGTCTATTTAGTTTAATTATTTTTTTGCCCCAAGGAGCACCTAATTTTAATAATTCGGGGTCAGTAGTTATTAGAACATCAATATCGTTCCACATATCAATTGCTTTATCAACAAATCGATAATTTTTAAATCGACAAGATGTTTTACTTAGAAAGAATAGTGTTGGGGGTATACTGAATTTATTTTCTATGGATAATATTGTGAAATTTGCAGTATTACCATACTTATTTAAGAATTTATTTACATGAACATCCATGTTTTTATACATCATAGATGCAGCACCATGTATTTCAAATAAATAATCTTCATACATAAAACGATTATAAACTTCTTTTGCTGAAATTTTAATTTTTTCAGTCTTTTTAAATAAGAATGCATCTGCTAATGCTTCACCAGTTTTTTCATCAATCTGATAATCAATTGGGTTAATTGTTTCTGGTGTATCTTCTGGTTCACGTAATTCTTTTATTTCTTCTTCTGTATCAACAAACTTATAGTTGTTGAAAAAATCGTATACATATGGTTGTGCGGGAACTCCTTCTTCACCAAATTCCTGTACGTAAAATCTGTCAAATTGAAGCCACTTTGCTCTTATTATTTCATCAATACATATACCTACTCTAACTTTGCTCATCCTTTTCTGCTTTTATTACCTTCAATTGATATTGAAGTTTTTCTTGTAATTTTTCCATTAAATCAGTATGCTCTTTTACTAATTCAGCATCTGTAATATATTTTGGATTAATACATTCAATTCTAGTATCAACCGATTGTGTTGGAATTATAATTACTTCACCTTGAAAGGTACTTGGAGTAATTTTTGCGGTTAGTTTTCGTACAAAATCTTGAATATCTTCCATACGAATTCCAGCAACACCAACATAAATAACCAATATTTTTGTTTCATTATTCTCCATTATTCGATTCTGTTATTAACATTTTATTTTTTGTAACAACTTTTGTATTTCCAGTTGCAGCATCAATCATTGCAATTCTTTTCTTATTTTCATGAAAGTCCTTATATTTGGCTTCAATTACTGTAATGAGAGGATTTCTAACATTGGTGTCTTCTTCTGACATTTGAATAACACCCATATTATCAACATCATTAAATATATCAAGAATTACATCTAAAGAACTTTCGTTTTTGTTTTTTAAATCAATTTGATTCATATCACCAAGTAGTATAAGTTTACAGTTACTACCAATACGAGTTAAAAGTGTTCTTGAATTGTCTAATGTTACATTTTGCATTTCATCTGCAATAATTATACAATCATCAAGACTAGCACCACGCATATATGCTAGAGGAAATGGTCTAATTATATCTTTTTCAAGTAAAGATTTAATTGCAGTATCCAGCAACAATTTTTCCATATTAATATAAAAACTCCACATAAAAGGTTCAATTTTTTCTTTCATATCACCCTTTAAAAATCCAATTTCCTCACCTTTTAGGGTTGTTACTGATTTTACTAGATATATTTTCTTAAAACGATTTGTTGTTTTTCTTAATAAACTTAATGCATATGCAACAGCAACAAAAGTTTTTCCTGTTCCAGCAGGACCTGCACAAATAGTAATCTCATTATTTTTTATTGAATTTATTAATTTCTTCTGACTTTCATTTTTAGCAATAATTTTAATGTCATTAGGTAATAATTTACTTATTTCACTTTTAACCCTCGATATTTCATCACCATTATTTACAGAAATTAATTCTTCAAATTCTTTTTGTTCTTTAAATCTGTCTTTATTCATAAAAATAATTAATGTTTTACTTTAACTAAAGTTTATATTTTAAATGTTTTTAATTATATAAATTAATACGTATCTTAATTTAAAATCTTGAATTCGTGTTAAAATTTTTTTTTCAGTATTTATCGAAAAGAATAATAAAATATAAAAAATTATAAAAATGAGCATCGAAGGACAAAAACCACAAAAAGAAAGTATTAGTGAGGTACTAAAAAAGTATAAAGAAATGCGTAATGATGATACATTATCAAATGAATCAAAATTTTCATCAAATGTAATTTCTGATTCGATTCCAAAACCAAAGGCATTTAATCAAGAAGAATTTGAAAGAACTATGTCAAGGGAAACCGACCCTGATTTAATGACTTCATATGAAATTGTTAAATTACCTTCAAGGGGATTGTTTTATCCAAATGGTCTTTCTGAAGTTGCTGTGGAATATATGACTTCAAAAGATGAAGATATGCTTACAACACCTTCTTTAATTGAAAGTGGGGCAATTCTGGATATACTTCTTAAACGTAAAATCAAAACTGCTGATGTTAATCCTGAAAATTTACTTGTTGGTGACCGTAATGCAATTATTTTATTTTTACGTAGTTCAAGTTATGGTTCAGATTATACAGTACAAGTAACTGACCCAAGAAATGGTAATCCATTTAAAACTGTTGTTAATTTAACTAAATTAAATTACAAAGAAATTAAAGAAGCACCAGACAGTAATGGTCATTTTATTGTTGAATTACCAATGAGAAAAAAAGTTGTTTTATTTAAATTACTTACTTCAGGCGAAGAAAATATTTTATTTAAAAAGGCACAGGCAATTCAAGAAGCATACGGTGAAGAATTTAATCAATACTCAACAATGAAATTAAAAGCAAGTATTGTTTCAATTGGTGGTAATACCGATAGAAATTATATTGATAAATTTGTTGATGCAATGCCAGCACTTGATGCATATACAATTCGTAAAAAAATATTAGATGTTAGTCCAGATGTTGATATGATGTACGAATTTGAAACAAAAGACCATTATACGTTTAAAGCCAATTTAACTGTCGGTGTGGATTTTTTTTTCCCAAACACTTAGCAGGTGATTATAAAAAAATGGTCGATGAAGAAATCTACATCTTGACCAAACACGCTAAGTTTCAGGCAGATTATGTTGAAAATTTGCCAATATATCGTAGAAGACATTTCTTATTCTTACTTCAAAAAGAAAATGAAGAAGTTAAAAGAATACAAGAAAGAGAAAAAAATAAATACAACACGAGACCAAGAAGATAAAAATCTTGGTCTTTTGTATTTATATAAAACTATTAATTTATTATGGCACTTGACCCAAAGCAAAAAGAAATGCAAGCACACTTAAGTGCATTATCTGAATTGCAAAAGAGATATACGGAAGCAATTAAAGAATCTAACGATGTAAATGAAAAAGCAGCGTTAATGCAAGAAATGTTTGCTGAAAGACAGCAAAGAATTAATTTATTACAGGCAAACTATGATAAATTAACTGAAACTCAACAAAAAAGACTTGCAAATCTTATAAAAACACAAGAAAAGGAACATCTTCAATTAATAGAAATACGGAAAGAACAGAAAAAAATTAATGAAACAGTTGCTGAAGAAATTAAAAGAAGACAGAGAGTTGTTGATTTAGCAACAGGATTATATAATGCATTAAGAGAAGTTTGGAAACAATTACAATCTAATGATAAAATTATAAGAACTACAATTCTTAATCTTGGAATGAGTGGTGTTAAAGCAGATATGATGCGAACATCATTTGAACAAAGTGCAGGATTTGTAACTAGATTGGGTGGTAATCTTGAAGATATTCAAACAATAATGGAAGGATATGCTGATGAAACAGGTAGAGCACGTGTTATGTCAGCAGAAATGGTTAAAGATATTACTGCAATTGGTAAAGGAACTGGACTTGGTGTTGAACAAGCAACAAAACTTGGTGCTCAATTTGAAATTATGGGTTTTGATGCCAGAAATACAATGAAATATGTTCAAGGTGTTGTAGATACTAGTGAAAGAATGGGTGTTAACACCACTAAGGTATTAAAAAATATATCAGACAATTTTAAGAAACTTCAAACATATAACTTTCAGCAAGGTGTTAAAGGTTTTGCTCAAATGGCACAATATGCTGAAAAATTTAAAATTGACATTAATGATACATTAAATGCTGCTGATACAGCAAGAACACTTGAAGGTGCAATTGGTATGGTTGCACAATTACAAGTAATGGGTGGTGAATTTGCAAAACTTGATATGTTTGAAACACTATATTTTGCACGTAATGACCCCGCTAAATTACAAGAAAAAATTGCTGGTTTAACAAAAGGATTAGTTTCATTAAGAAAAACTAGTGATGGTACTTTTG